ATTTGGAGATGTGATGTTAATTCAGTCAGATAATCCAAAAGTTCAAGAAATTCTTAACAACTTATTCTACGATATTCTTAATGTAGAGTTCAACCTATGGCCTTGGACAAGAAACTTGGTAAAGTATGGAGATTTCTTCTTAGGTTTAGAAGTTGCAGAAGGTAAAGGTATCGTAAACGTTACTCCACATTCTGTTTACAATACAGAAAGATTAGAAAGAACAGACCCATCAAATCCAAATTCAGTAAAGTTTAAAATTACTGAGGACCCGAATGGTAAAGAAGAATATGAAAACTTTGAAATCGCTCACTTTAGATTGTTAGCGGATACTAACTGGTTACCTTATGGTAAATCCATGATTGAGAATGGAAGAAGATTGTGGAAACAATTATCTCTAATGGAAGATGCTATGTTAATTCATAGAATCATGAGAGCACCAGAAAAAAGAGTTTTCAAAATTGATATTGGTAATATCCCACCAACAGAAGTGGATAACTATATGCAAAGAATCATCAACAAGATGAAGAAAGTTCCTTTCATCGATAGAAATACTGGTGATTATAACTTAAAGTACAATATGCAAAACCTAACAGAAGATTTCTATCTTCCTGTTCGTGGTGGTGATAGTGGTACATCTATTGATAATCTCGCAGGTTTGGAGTACGCAACAATCGAAGATATTGATTACTTAAAGAACAAAATGTTTGCAGCTCTTAAAATTCCAAAAGCATATTTAGGATATGAAGAAAATGTAAATGGTAAAGCAACTCTTGCTGCAGAAGATGTGAGATTTGCAAGAACAATCGAAAGAATCCAAAGAACACTTATATCGGAGTTATCTAAAATCGCTATTGTTCACTTATACGCACAAGGTATTCAAGATGCAGAAATGACAAACTTTGAATTAAAACTTGTAAACCCATCTACGATTTACGAACAAGAAAGAGTAAACCTTTGGTCAGAAAAAGTTAGATTGGCACAAGATATTGTTGGTTTAAATATGTTATCTAAAGATTGGGTATATGAAAACATCTTTAAAGTTGCTGAAGGTGAACAAGATGAAGAAAGAACTAAAATCCTTGATGATATTAAAGATAGATACAGATATCGTATGATTGAAGATGAAGGTAACGACCCTGCAATGGATGATGAAGATGATGTAGATGATATTGAAGAATCTTTAGAGTCACTAAAACAAGAAATCAAAGATAAGGGTGGTAGACCAAGAGAAGGAAATACATATGGTAAAGATAAACACCCATATGGTAGAGACCCTTTAGGTGATAAAGAAAGAACTTCTAAAAGAAGTAGAACTTCTGAAGAAAAGGCTATAAAAATTATTAATGGTATAGCGGCAAAACGTAAATATTTACATGAAATGAAAGATATGTTAGATGAGTCTAACATTCTTGATAACGACTAAATTACCTTAACTTTTATAAATTTATATTTATAATAGAGTAATTTTATATATTTGTAATTGGAAATTATTAAAATGAGAAAAATTAGACATTCAAAATTTAAAAATACGGGTTTTCTGTTTGAAATACTAACCCGTCAGATTACACTCGAAGTCTTGAATGGTGGTGACGAAAAAGCTAAAGAAATCGTAAGAGAATTCTTTGGTGGAAAAACTGAACTTGCCAAAGAACTTCGTTTGTTTAATCTATTAATTAACGAAAAATATAACTCAGAAACCAAAGCTGAAAAATTTATTGATGCTATATTAGAAGCACACACTAAAATCAATTACTCAAAACTTAAAAGAGAAAAATTCAATCTTGTTAAATCAATTAAAGAAACTTTTGAGATTGATAATCTTTTATCTTCACCTGTTACCAATTATAAAATACTTGCTTCTATTCATAAATTATTCGAAGGTAAAAAGAACGATATTCTTGATGTAAAAGATATATTTGATTCTAAACTTACTATCGTTGAACATATTTCCAACTCAACTCCATCTCTTAAACAAAAAGAGGATAAACTTGTTGAAGATTACAAAAAACAAGAAAAAGATTTAAGATTACTCACTTACAAAATTCTTGTAGAAACTTTCAACAACAAATATACTAATTTAAATGATTCACAAAAATCATTATTAAGAGAGTATATTAACAACATTACTAATACATCGAAATTCGGTGAGTACTTTGAGAAAGAATTGATTAGTACAATCACAGAATTACACGATTTGTATAAAGGAATGAAGGATAAGATTACAAAAATTAAATTGCGTGAAACTATTAATGTTTTGAAAAAACAAAAACTCGGTAAAAAAATTACTGATGAACAAGTTTCAGCTTTAATGATGTCTTATGAATTAGTAAAGGAGATAAAAAGTGTCAATGGAAAGATATCTTAATGAACTTATCGATGAACTAATTCAAGAAATTGAACAAGAATTAGATGAAACAAATGCAACAGGCAATATTGCTGGGTATAATGTGCCTGGTGCTTTTTCTAATGGTGGTTCTAAAGATAAAAAAAGAAAGAAAAAAATCTCAACTCAATTTGGAATGAAAATTGTTGGTAAAATCGATGAAGATGGAATCAACGAAGCAATAACAAAAATCTCTTCTTCTAACTTTAAAAAACTTGAAGCAGGTATTAAGAAAATAAACCCAAGAATTAAAATTTCTTTAAACTCATCTGCACCTGGTGGATTTGAAATCCAAATACCAGATGATAGTAAATGGGAACTACATACTGATAAAGTTCAACAACTAACTACCAAAATTACAGGTGACCATAGAAATGGTAGAATCTTTTACGAAGGTATCAATGAAGCTAAAGTAAAAAGACCAGTAAATCGTTGGTTAGAATTAAAAAACGATGAAACCATGCATCCTCACAAGAAGATGGCAATGGGTTTAAAAGAATTAAAATACCAATTACGAGAAGTAGAGAAGTTTTTCTCTTGGTACAATAAAATCAAAACCATGAACGAGTTGGACTCTCAGAACTATTGGAAAAGAACAAATAATCATATTTATAAGATAAAGGAGAGGTTAATCAACATCGCCAAAACTATAAAGGAAATCGAAAAATGAAAATATCAAGAGATAGATTAAAAGAAATCGTTAGAGAAGTGATGGTTGAAGAAACCGAATATCAAGCATTCTTCAAAAAAGCATTAGAAAAAGCTGGAAAATCAATTCCACAAATGTCTGATGAAGAAAAGAAGGCATTCTTTAATAAAATCGATGCTACTTGGAAAGGTAGAGGAGAAAAGAACGAAAGATTTGGTAGAGGGCACGAAGGACCTACATTTGGTTCTGCAGATGAACAAGTATCTGAATTAACAGATGCTCAGAAAAAACTACCACCAGCACTTCAAAAGGCAATTGAGAAAAAAGAAAAAAAATAAATGACAAAAAGACAATTGTATGATATTATCAATGAAGAAATCGTTAATGTTAAAAAAGGCAAGATTAACGAGGAAATCACGAATGAAGATGAAAAACTCATTCGTGAATTGATACGTCAAGAGGTATCTGCAATTTTCTTTGATTTGTTTAAGAAACGTAAAATGTGGGGAGCATAATGAGTAACTTACTAATAGAAACCAGATTATTCGAAGGTAGAGTAAACGAAGATAGTAGTGGAAGAACTATTGTTAAGGGTATTTTACAAAGAGCTGGTGCAGAAAATCAAAATGGGAGAATCTATCCAAAGGATATTCTTGAAAGAGAAGCTCAAAAGTACGAAACTCTTATCAAAGAAAGACGTGCTCTTGGTGAATTAGACCATCCTGATTCTTCAGTCATCAACCTAAAGAACGTATCTCACAATGTAAGAGAGATTCATTGGGATGGTGATGATTTAGTTGGTACAGTAGAGATATTACCTACACCAAGTGGAAACATCTTAAAAGAATTATTAAAAGCAGGTATCCTATTAGGTATATCATCTCGTGGTATGGGTTCAGTAGAACCACTATCAGGTGGTAAAGTACAAGTAGGAGAAGATTTTGAGTTAATAGGTTGGGATTTTGTATCTAACCCATCAACTCATGGTGCTTTCATGACACCAATGAACGAATCGATTAATAAACAATTAAAAGAACAAGTTGTTTGTGGCGATTATTGTAAAGCACAAGATATGATGAGAGAAATTATAACTGAATTAAGTTAATTATGGCATTTTCAATACAAGACTATATGTCTAAAAATAAAATTAAGTTAGGAACTGTTACCAAAGAAGTTGGTGATAATCCCTATAAAGGTTACAATGATATTCGTAAAACGAATTATGATGTAAAACTAACTGAAGATGGGAAGTTAGACCTTTACACACACAAAACTGAAACAAAAACATATAAATAGGAGTAAATATGTCAGATTTAACATTAGGTGGTTCAAAGACACATCAAGGAAATAACACAACACATACAGATTCATCTATTGGTGGAAGTAAGACACATAAGGGATATCAGGCATCTCATTCCCCTTCCACACTTGGTGGTTCAAAAAAGTAATTTTAAATAGGATAGGATTATGATTAAATTAGGTGGATTAGTAACGTTAAAACCAATCAATGAGGTAGAATATACCCACATTGGATATGGTAAATATAAAGAAAAGGGTAAAGAAAAAGACCCTCAAGCAGTAACCTATCAAAAAGATGATAATGGTAAATTCACACCTATTTCATCACACGCAGCGGCAGCGAAGGGAGGTGATTCCTCTGCCGGAAAAGATAAGCCTAAAGTGAATATCTTCGATAAACCTAAAAAAGATAAAGAAGAACCTAAGAAAGATGGTGGTGATGACATATCAACTCCTAATTCAGTAGCAGGAACTGGTCAAGCAGACCCTAATGTTAATAAGGCAGTTCGTAAAGCAGCTCAGAAAGCTGGAATTACTCCAGGAAAATTAGGTAAAGAAGAATACGAAAAGAAAATGGCTCAAGCAGCATATGAAGCCCTAACTGATGCTAACTTCCATACTGAAGCAAGATGGTTGATTGCAGATTTAGAAGGTAAACCAGAGTTAAGAGAGAAGCCAGAATATCCATCCTTTGATGATAAAGATTATGATGAAAAAATAAAAGCAATTAGAGATAAGTACTATTCTCAATATGCAGATGATGTTGATGAAGATGCATATGAATTAGGAGTTAAATCATCTCAAGAAGCTGGATGGGCTGGTGCTACTGCAATTGAAGGTTTGGTATTCGATTTGAAAATGAATGGTTCACATAAATTAGCAAACACAATATTAAAATCTTTCAAAGATGCAAATTCATCTCGTAACGAAGGAAGATTAAAAATAGGAAACTTATTACCAGAGGTAAATTAAAATGATAAAATTAAAATCACTTATTCAAGAAGGAACTCATTCTCATGTTGGTATTATTGAACCAAATGGAAAGATTACTTCTGTTTATACTCATTACGATGGTTATCCTGAAAACATGAAACCTGCAATTAAACACCATTTTAAATCTGATAAAGATGTAAAAAATTATATCAAAAAAGGTGGTGCTACTGGTATTTACAAAGACAAAGAAGTAGATAGATACTATGGAAGTGGGGGATTTGTTGCAAATGGAAGAGTAAATAATATTAGTGATTATATGCAACAAGCAGATGAAAAAGGTGGAGCCGATTGGATTTATCTTTATAATACTGCTAAAAAGAAATGGTTTTATGGTAAATATGGAAAACCACTAAAACCACTATACTAAAAGGAGAATAGAAATGAAATTAACCCAACTCATAAAAGAAAATGAAGAAAGACCTTTATCTACTGAGGTAAAGAGACACTTCCTTGAAATCGTTTCTACTTACAACAAGTACCAAGAATCGATGGATAGAAAATCTGATATTATCAAAGTAGCAGAAACCCTTGGTGGTATTACTGAAGCTGCTAGAACACTTGCAATCAAAGAAGCAGGAGATTGGTTCGATAAACACACAGTTAAGAGAAACATGAGTGAATTGGATAAGTTGGGTAAACAATTCGATAAAGTTGCTCTTGAGGCTCGTGCACTTGACCAAAGAATGGCAGGATTGTACGAAGATATGGGACATATCCTTTCAAGATACTATAAGTTTGGTGAAATCACAGAGGACCAAATGAAACAAAGATTAGGTATCAAAGAATCTAAAGATGGTGGTTGTGGATGTGGATGTGGCTGTGGTGGTAACAAATCAGTAAACGAAGAAACAATCACAGAGCAACCAGTAATGATTTCTAAAAGAACAGAAAGTGGAAACATTGTAACTACTTTAAAAGAAGTATCTGATTTAAACGAAGAAGAAGTTAAACTTTATGAGTTTGGTTTAAAGGTTGAAAAAGTATTGATGAGTGAAAAATCTTGTCCAACTGATGCTTCTAAATGGTCTTACTACAAAGGACAAGCTAAAAAGAAATTCGATGTTTATCCATCTGCATACGCTAATGGTTGGGCTGCAAAACAATACAAATCAGCTGGAGGTGGTTGGAAAAACTGTTAAGGAGAGAACAATGGCATCAGTAGTAGGTAAAACAATTTTTTCAGATGGTAAAGGTAAACTGTTCTTCGGTTATTACAAAACCGATGATGCTGTTGAATTTGTAGATTACAAAACTTGGAAGAAACTTTCTTTCAAAGATGTATCCAAAGGTGATACCAACAAAGAACGAGTAATCAAAGCAATCGTAAAGAACCAAAAACAATTCAATAAGAAAGTTGATTTCAATATGTGGGCTAAGAAACAAAAAAGAAGTTTCGAGGACACTATGGATTGGTTTATCCAAAATGGTTGGATTAATAACGTTACCAAAAGAGGAATTAAAGAATCTGTTGATGTATTATCAATAAACGAAATATTAGTAATAGTAGATAAGTTTGATAAAAGAAAACAAGATTACGGTAAAATTTATTGGAAAGATGGTGGTAGAGGACCAGGTGATGGTGATATCAACAAGGCAAAAAAAGAATTTGCTAAATTGAGTAAGAAACACAAAGGTTTATCTCTCGTATCAGTTGGTAGAAATAGCAGGATGTATGATGTAATGGATGAATCAGTAAACGAAGCAATGAAACCATCACAAGTTCGTTCAGCAATTTCAAAAGTTAAAAAAGGACTAATGAGAAAGTGGAAACAAAAAGGTGGATACGAAAACTTTGGACAAAAAGAACTTTCTCAAATGAAAGATAAGTTTGATTACAATCCATATGGTTCACCTGATGAAAGACAGATTTCAAAGATGTTAGATGGATTTGATGATTGGGCAATGAACTACGATGGTAATATGAGAGAAGGTAAAAAAAGATTCAAAAGACAAGATGGTATTGGTAAAGCAAAATACACTATCTCTTACCACGATGGAAAAAAGAAACACAAAGATGGTAGTGATTTCTTTGATATGAAAATCTTCAAAAACAAAAAAGATTTAAGTGATTTTGTTGGTTCACTTGTAAAACAAGGATATAAACTAACAAATGAATCAGTAAACGAAGTTAAATATGATACTGCTCTTGCTGACTTTAATAAAGAGTTAGAAAAAAACTCTGAAGTTAGAAAAGCAGCAAAACATTACAAAAAATCTACAAAAGATGTTGTAAAGGCATTGCAATCAAAAATTAAAGTAAATAGATATAGTGATAAATCTATTAAACAAGTATCTATTGATTATAAAGAAGATGGGCCACTTTCAAGTAAAGTATCTATAAAATTATCTAAAGATTACAAACAAAATGAATCAGTAAACGAAGATAGAAATTCTAATATGTTCTATGTTCTTTACCAAAAGAAAGGTGTCTTTGGTAAACCTGCAGCAGCTGGATATAAAGATAGAAAAGATGCTGAAAAATTTGCTAAGAGTTTAGGAAATAATCACAACACAATGATTCTTGATAAACAATCAATGAAGAATGTAAAAGGTGTTGATGTAAACGAATCAGCAAGTAAAGAAGCAATGGGTATTGCAGCATTAACTGGTACTCGTGGTTCTGCGGTTCAAGATTTCATTGATAAGAATAGAATCAATAGTAAGAAATTATTTAAAGCATTAAAATCAGCAAACCTACAAGGTAGAATTAACTTCGCTAATGGATTAGCTGGTAAACCTGGTAATCCAAACGCAAAACTTACAATCAAACTTTTTGGTGAATCAGTAAACGAAGCTAAATTTGGTTACAAAGACTCTAAAGCTTCATACATCAAGAAACACAAAGATGAGTATAAACAAGCAGAGAAAATGAATAATGGGAATGAAAAACGTTTCTACGATTTGTTACAACAAATGGAAGATAAAGTAGGACATCCTAAAACTATGTTATTTATCTCTAATGCACTTCGTGGTTATGGTGTTGATATGTACAAAGACCCAAAGATTAAAAATCCACAAGATGCACAAGAGGCTCTTTTCTTATTGAGTAAATAATGAAACTCCAAGAACTATTTACAGAAATTATCGAAGAAAACAGATGTATCCATTGTGGAAACATTGTTAACGAAGATTTAAAAAATTGGTTTAAATCTAAATGGGTAAACATTGGTAAAAAAGTTGGTGGAAAGCATCCACCTTGTGGAACAAGTGGTTCAAAGAGTGGATACGCTAAATGTGTTCCAGCTGCAAAAGCAAAAACTATGAGTAAGAAAGAAAAAGAATCTGCAACTCGTAGAAAAAGAGCAGCACAAAACAAGGCAGGAAGAGGTGGAGTAAATTCACCAGGTCAAGGTAAAAAACCAATAAACGTTTCAACACATACTAAAGGAAGAAAATCAGGAACTGGTAAAGGTTCTTAAAAATAAATTTATATATATTTATAGTTACACTAAATAAAGGAGAATGGCAAAAAACAAAACATTGGTATCGGTCAAAGTAATAAAAGGAGATATCAACAGAGCACTTAAAAAATACAAAAGAAGAGTTAACGATAGTGGACATCTTCTTGAACTACGAGATAGAAAAACTTATACAAAACCCAAAACCATTCGTAGGAAAGCAAAACAACAAGCAATTAGAGAACAACAGAAAGAAACTATTCTTGGTAAAATTGCTGATGGTGATAATACTCTAAGGTTTTATACAAAAAAGAAAAAAACCAAACCAAATAAACCCAAAAATAACAATAATCAAGAAAAAACCATAGAAAACTATGGTTTAAAAATGTAATTGATATACTTATATACATAATAACCCACCTCTATGTGGGTTCTATTTTATTGGTTTATGAATATCCACGATTCTATGTAGGATGACCGAAACGACCAATTAGTTTAATTTATACATTGAAAATCCCTTAATATTTTCACGAATAATAACGAAAGGTAACTTTATTATGGCAAATTCAAATTTGTTAAAAGAAGCCATCGCTGATGCTAAAGCTGTTAGAGAAACTGCTATTGCTAATGCAAAGATTGCACTTGAAGAAGCATTTACTCCAAGATTACAATCTATCCTTTCTCAGAAACTTCAACAAGAAATGGAAGAAGAAGTAACTGAAGAAGTAGAAGATGTAAACGAGGAAGAAGTAACTGAAGAAGTTTCTGAAGAAGTAGTTAACGAAGAAGAGATTGAAGAATCTACTGAAGAAGTTAACGAAGAAGAAATCTCTGAAGAATCTGAAGAAGTAACTGAAGGTGAATACACTGCAGAAGGTGAAGAGCAAATCACTGCTGAATCAGAAGAAGTAACGGAATCGGAAGAAGTTGATGAAGCTTTATCTGTAACTGTTTCTGAAACTGAGGAAGAAGAAGAAGCTGATGTAAGCGAAGAGGCTGAAGAAGAAGGTGATGAAGTTGAAGAAACTTATCACGAAGAAGAAGAATCAGATGAAGATGAACTTGATTTAGAAGCTATCATCAGAGAACTTGAAGAAGAACTCGATGATGAAGAAGAAGAACAAGTTGCTGATATCGCTGATGACGCTGTTGCAGGTCATGAAGATGATATGCACGAAGAAGAAGAAGAAGAAGCTGGTGAAGAAGAAGCTGAAGAAGCTGAGGAAGAAGCTGGTGAAGAATCTGAAGAAGATTTAGATGAAGAAATCGACCTTAACGAAATCCTAAGAGAAATGGGATACGGTGAGGAAGAAGAATCTGAAGAAGAAGTTTCTGAAGAAGTTGTAGAAGAAACTAACGAACTTGATGAGGTTAAAGCAGAATTGGAAGAAGCAATGTCTACTATCAAAGAACTTAAATCTACTATCAACGAAGTTAATTTGTTAAACGCAAAACTTCTTTACACTAACAAACTATTCCGTTCTTATGACTTAACTAACGAACAAAAAATGAAAGTTGTTGAGACACTAGACAGAACTGGTAACGTAAGAGAAGTAAAATTGGTATTCAGTACATTAGCTGAATCATTCAAGTTTACTGGAACTACGAAAAAACAAAAACAAACTGCTAAAATCAACGAATCATTCGCATCTAAGCCCGTTGCTTCAACTGCTCCTACTAAGGAAGTAATTACTGAGTCAACTAACACGATGGCTGAAAGATTTAAGAAATTGGCTAATATTAATTAACAAAATTTATTAAGGAGAGATAAAAATGGCAAATTTTGATTTATCTAAACTTATGGAAGGAAAGAACCCACAACAAGTAATGTTGTCTGAGACAAGAGAACTTAGAGGTAAATGGGAACAAACTGGACTTCTAGAAGGTTTAAACGAGAGAGAACAGTCTCAAATTTCTGTTCTACTTGAAAACCAAGCAAAACAATTGCTTGATGAGTCAACAGCTACTGGTACTTCTGCAGGTTCAGAAGAGTGGTCAGGTGTTGCACTTCCTTTAGTAAGAAGAATCTTCGGTGAAATTGCATCGAAAGAATTCGTTTCGGTACAACCGATGAACTTACCTTCAGGACTTATATTTTATTTAGATTTCAAATACGGAACTGCAACAGGTGGTAAATCTACTGGTGCTGCTGGTTCTTTATTTGGTGGTACTGGTGGAGCTACTCCAGCAGCTGGATTCGGTCAAACTCAAGCGGCTGAAAACGGTCTTTATGGTGACGGTGCTTACGGATACACAGTAAACGAAACATCTGTAACTGGCAAATCAACTGTATCATGGGGTTCTGCTTCATTGGCTGATGTATCTTATGATTCTTCACTTTCTGCTTCAATTGCAGCTGGTGAAATAGCAAAAGTTACTATCGCACTTTCTGACTTAACTGGAAACGAAGATAGAGATGCAGTACGTTCATTTAGAATTGCTGATTCAGATATTTCTGATTACTATCCAGCACATACTTCAGAAGATGGAACAAACATTACTTTCATCGTTAAAGCTGATGGTGCTGCTGACCCAGGTACAATAGATACTATCTATTATTCACTACAACCAACTGATATCACAAGAGGTGATTTTGAAGATGCTTCTCCATCTGAACCAGCAACTGATATCGGAATTCCAGAAGTTGACCTTGAATTGAAGTCTGAAGCAATTGTTGCTAAGACAAGAAAATTAAAGGCAGTATGGACTCCTGAACTTGCTCAAGACCTTAACGCTTACCACTCAATTGATGCAGAAGCTGAATTGACTTCAATGTTATCAGAGTACATCTCATTAGAGATTGACCTTGAAATCCTTGATATGTTAAAAGCTAACGCTCTTACAACTGAGTACTGGTCAGTAACTTTAGGTGAAGAGTATGATTCAATCGCAGGAACTTGGTCTAACTCAAGTTCAGCAGCTGCTTACACTAAGAACTCTTGGTTCCAAACTCTTGGTGCGAAACTTAACAAAGTTTCTAACAAGATTCACCAATTGACTCTTAGAGGTGGTGCTAACTTCGTAGTTGCATCTCCTGATGTATGTACTATCTTAGAATCAATCCCAGGATTTACAGTTTCTGCTGATAAAGATGCTTCATCTTTCGCAGCTGGTGTAACTACTGTTGGTTCTATTGCAAACAGATACACAGTTTACAAAAACCCTTACATGACTTCAAACGAAATCTTGTTAGGATTTAAAGGAAGCAACTTCCTTGAAACTGGAGCTGTATATGCACCATATGTACCACTTATCATGACACCTTTAGTGTACGACCCAACTAACTTCACTCCAAGAAGAGGAGTTATGACTCGTTACGCTAAGAAAATGGTAAGACCAGAATTCTATGGTAAAATCTATGTTAAAGATTTAGCTAACCTATAATCTTTAGTTTATCATAATTCTTAAAAAGGGGACTTCGGTCCCCTTTTTTTATTCTACACACTCTCCTTTTTAACTAACTTATATTTATAGTAGTATAATTGTATAAGTAAAGGAGAGAAATTTATGTCTCAAGCAAGAATTTGGACAGGTTCAACAACATTCACTTCAGGTTCATCAACCCCATTTGGAATATATGATAGTGATTCATCTTTTCAATCAGACGCACCTAAAGTTGCTTCTTGGTGTGCTAAAAGATTGGGTTACCCAATTATTGATATAGAACTACAAGGAGATAATTTCTTTGCTGTATTTGAAGAAGCAGTTTCAGAGTATTCTGCACAAGTAAATCAATTTAATATACGAAACAACCTTGGTTCTCTTGAAGGAAAACCAACAGGTACAAATTATACTCACCAATCAGTAAATGGTTCTGAATTAAACAATGTAATCACAATCAACGAAGGGTATGGTACTCTTGCAAACGTTGGTGGTAGAACTGATATTAAAAAAGGATATGTTACCGTAGGAACTGGTTCTCAAGAATATGATTTACAAACTCTTTGGGCAGATGTAAGTGAAAGTGGTGAAAGAATTGATGTAACCAAAGTATATTACGAAGCAACTCCTGCAATCAATAGATTCTTCGACCCTTATTCAGTAAGTGGACAAGGAACACTTAACTTAATTGATGAGTTTGGGTTTGGTTCATTCTCACCAGCAGCACAATTTATATTGATGCCAATTTACGAGGATGCTTTAAGAATTCAACAGATAGAATTTAATGACCAATTCAGAAAATCTGCACATACTTTTAATATTGTAAATAATAAAATACAAATTTTTCCAAAACCAACAAAATCATATAACTTATGGTTTGAATACATGGTTAAAAAAGATTTTAGAGAAAATTCTACTGTTGTATTGGATGGAGTAGTATCAGATTACTCAAACATTGGATATAACTTCGCTGAATACACTAATATCAACGATGTTGGTAAACAATGGATTAGAAAATATACACTTGCACTTGCAAAAGAGATGTTAGGTGCAATTAGAGAAAAGTACAATACAGTACCAATTCCTGGTTCAGAAGTTTCTTTAGATGGTGCAGCTTTAAGAGCAGAAGCACAAACAGAAAAAGATTCTTTAATAGAACAATTGAGAGAAAACCTCAATGAAGTAAGTAAAAAACAAAGAATGGAGAACGAAGCTGCAATGGTTGACCAACAACAACAAATCATTCAGAAAGTTCCTCTAAACATTTATATAGGATAAAACGATGCCGAAGTTTTTCAACGCAAAAGATTTGGATTTCATCAAAACTATCTCCGAAGAGATAGTGGATTATGTGGTAGAACAAGCAGTTGTTCTATTCAAGGTATCTGTTGGTGAAACTAAAACCAATTTATATGGTGAATCGTTGGGAAAAGTTTGGAGAGCCCCTTCTACTTTAATGTGTATTGTGGATAGAGAACCACAAAACATTGTTTATGAAGGATTTGGAGCAGATAAAACTCAGACAGTAGAATTTAGGTTCAATATTCAGAGATTGAGAGATACATCTTATTCAGTACCAAAAGTTAGAGATATAAATGGAACTTTAATACCAACCGAAGCAATCCAAAACACCACAGTTGGTTATCCGGAGATTGGTGATGTTATATTATTTGATGAATCATATTACGAAGTAGGACATATAACCGCTAACGCATTAGTTGGTGGACAACCTGAGATATACGACCAAGAAAACTCTACATTTGAAGATGCAAGAGCAACTTTAATTTGTCAAGCAGTTATGGTTAGAAAATCTCAAGTACAAATAGAGGATAGGATTTACTAATGGCAGTTGACCCGTTAAGAAAAGTACCCATCAATCGTGGGGAAGAAATTAAGAGAGAACCTATTGAAATAGGGAAGGGTGTAAAACTCTATGATGTTGATTTAGCAATAGCTGAACACATGATAGATACTGTTGTGCCTACTGTTGAGGTATTTAGAGAAAAGGTAAAGATACCTGTACTATATGGTAACCCAGAAAGATGGACTTCGGTACAAAAAGAAGGATATCTACGAGATAAGAAAGGTCAGTTACAGATTCCTTTGATTATGTTTAAAAGAAACTCGATTGCAAGAGATGATTCCTTTGCAAATACAATGAATCGTCATGTTTCTTATTCTAGTGTTTCTAAATTCTCAAAAAAACATAAATACGATAGATTTTCTCAAATGACTGGTACTCAAAGACCTGTTGAGATTTATGATGTAGTAATGCCCGACTATGTATCAATTACTTATGAGGTAATGATATGGACCGATTTTACAGAACACATGAATCAGATAGTAGAAGCATTTCAATATGCAACAGATGAGTATTGGGGAGATAAAAGTGGATTCAAATTTAGAACTCGTATAGATTCTTTCGATAATACTACCGAAGTTGGTGAAGGAACTCAAAGAATTGTTAGAACTTCATTCACAATGGTTGTAAATGCATACCTTCTACCAGAACAATTTGATAATCGTTCAACTCACAAAAAATCGCTTTCACCAAAGAAAGTTGTTTGGGGTATTGAAACAGATTTAACTGGTCTTGGGGGTTCTTCTACAAATAGTATTTCAAAACAAAAAATGTATAATGAATATTCTGATATAATTGATTTTATGTCTATTCGTGGGTCTAAAGAAGCAACATTCATAGATGCAGACACAGTAAAATTAGAAAATGTAGAGTTACCAAAGTTACCACCGGAATTAAATGGTGTATTTGATACTAACGATTGGTTTAGAGTTTATATAAATGGAGTATATATTCCACCTACAAAATATACATACAATGGTTCTTATGTAGATAATGAAATTGTATTTAATTTTTCAACAGGTTCATCAGCAACCACAACCGATTTAGGTTATATACTTGAATCAACAGATGAGTTTGGTGTAACTGGTAAATTTATAGAATTATAATGGCTATTAAAGATTTAAAAAAAATATTAGAACAAGTACATGAACCAAATGAATATCGTTTAGTTCCACATGATATGAATCATCCATTATATTGGATATGGAAACTCGAAAATGGTAAGATGAAGGATTTGGATTCTTTTTTAATACCTTTTCGTAAGGAACACGCACGTTTTGATATATTTATAAATGGTCAGTATATTTTAGAAAGAGATTATATAACCGAACAAGTTGGTAAGGATTTTCATATTAAATTCATAAAAGCTAACTTTTTTGGAGCATATGATTTGGAAACTAGTGATGATATAAAGTTAGAAGGAGATATAAATTTAGTATGACAAAAGTTAAACCAAATATTGTAACTCCTTTTGATGATAAACAAAGATTTAAGAATTTGGTTCTTGAAGTAATAAGTGATACATCTATTTTTACTCATATACCAGATTCAATTAGTTTGAGTGGTACTTTGTTTAGTTTAACTCTTTCTAATAAAAAGTTTGTGTATGAAGATATAAAAGTCGATATTAATTCGGATTATGTAGATGTTTATTTACAAGGTATAAAAAAACCATCAGATACATACTCGGTTACGGATAATGGAACAGATATAATAATTAATTTTACTGAAAATATCACATTAAGACCACAAGATATTGTGGTTACTGATTTTTCGGTTAAAGGTAAAATAGTGAGTAGATAAGAATGGCAACATTAATTCAAAGTAAACAGATAGAGGGTATTGTAACCGCCTCGGTAATCGAAGGACAACTTTCGGTTTCTGGTTCCATTATTGCAACAGGTTCACAATCCGTATTTTCACAAATAACAGCATCTGCTATCTCATCATCGGGTCCTATTTATGGAGTTCGTTATGATGATATAGATGGTACTCCCAACTTCATAGCAGGTACTGGTATTGTTATTACCCAAGTTGGTGATAATATTACAATTACAAATACTGGTGGTGGAGGTGGTGGTGTATCCGGTTCCGCAGAATTAATATCTTCAGTTGCTCAACTAAACGCTTATACTGGTTCTAATGATATCATTATCTTAGGATTAAATCAATTTACTGCATCAATACAATCACAAGTTGATTCTTTAATCGCATCAACATCTTCATACGAAACAACTGGTAGGGGAATCATATCAGGCTCATCACAATTAACATCATCTTTAGATTCAAGATATGCATTAAGTGGTAGTATTGGTGGTGGTTCTACTGATATTTCTTCCTTAAATACATTTACGAGTTCAATACAAACTCAAGTAGATGGATTATCGGCAGCAACTTCATCTTATATTACTGAAATACCACAAGGAACAATTAGTGGTTCACAACAAATTTCTGATTTAGGATTTGTAACAAGTTCATCAACTTCTGTACCAGCAGGAACAATTAGTGGTTCTGCTCAAATTACTGCATTAGGATTTACATCAGGTTCTCATACTGATATTCCAAGTGGAGTAATTAGTGGTTCAACGTTTACTGATTTTAGTTCTTCAGTTGCAACTGATATTTCTAATTTAGAATCTACTTTAACTACGAGAGTTGATGGAGTTGAACAGGTTGTTGTAAGTAGATTAGATAATATTGAAACGTTTACATCTTCTATTGATACAAGAGTAACTGCATTAGAAGGAGCAACTGATTTAACAGGTTCAGATACTCAAACACTTTCGATTAGCGGTGACCAACTTACAATATCAAGTGGAAATACTATAACCATACCAACGGGTAGTAGTTCATCTATACCAGCAGGAACAATTAGTGGTTCTACTCAAATTACTAATATAATCACAGATTCTTATATTTCTGAATCAGCAGCTAGAAGTGGTTTCGGTTCAGGTGGTGGGGGTTCTACTGATATTACATTATTAAACTCATTTACTTCCTCTTATTATATAGATTCTGCTTCGTTTGATTCAAGAATTGGTGATATTATAGAAACCGGTTCTGTTATTGCTCCTTTTGCATTTGCTAGAGTAGCTACAACTTCTAATGGTTCAGGTACAGATATTAGTTGGGCAAATTGGAACTTCTTAAATGGAACACTTGATTTTACATTTTCAACCCCTCAACCTGATACTAACTATATTGTTGTAACTGATGCTGAACTTAATGATGATGGTCGTTTAGTTTCAATTCAAAATAAAACAGTTAATGGATTTGAGGCTTCATTCTACACCACTTCTGGAGTAACAACCCCATCGGGTGTAAATCCATTCACTATTATGGTTTATGGGTCAAACCCAACCCAAACAGTAAGAGTTAATGTAACTGGTGCACCTGCAGGAACAATTAGTGGTTCATCTCAAGTTGATATTACACAAACAGATGGATATACTACTTTTAGTTCATCAATTCAATCAACTATTGATGCAATTCAACATACTCAAATTCCAAGTGGTACTGTTAGTGGTTCTACTCAAATTACTAATATAATTACAGATGAATATATTTCATCATCAGCAGCAGCAAGTGGATTTGGTAGTGGTGGTTCTACTGATATTTCTGCTCTTAACTCATTCACAAGTTCTGCAGATACAAGAATTACTAATTTAGAAAACTTTAGTTCTTCATTAGATTCTACTTTCGCAACTGATAGTGAATTATCATCACTTTCATCTTCTATTGCAACAACAATAGATAATATTCAACATACTGATGTAACTAAATTAAATGAGTTTACTTCATCAATCCAATCTGAAGTTGATTCATTAACTTCGGCTACTTCATCTTACTTAACTTCACTTCCAAGTGGATTAGTTAGTGGTTCAACCCAAATTACTGATGGTAGTAATATTGTTAGTGGTTCAGTATTAAGAACTTTAGATGGAACTGGTGTAGTTAGTGGAAGTGTACTTAGAACTTTAGATGGAACAGGAGTAGTAAGTGGTTCTGTTTTAAGAACACTTGATGGTACTGGTGTAGTTAGTGGTTCGGTACTTAGAACTTTAGATGGTACAAATGTATTTAGTGGTTCAATTTTACCTGGAACAAACATTACAATAGATTCATCAAGTGGTGATTATGTAATCTCATCTACCGCAAGTGGTAGTGGTAGTGGTGATGTTTCCTTTGATGGAAATAGAGTAATATCAAATACTTTATTAGGAGATTTATATACAGATGGATTTAATGCCGGCACAAGTGGAAGTATTCAAGATTTCTTATCAGCTGTATTCTTCCCATCTTATGCACCAGTAGCTACATTTAGTACTCAGACATCAAATTTGAATACAAACCTTGGTACTGAAAATGGAGTAATAGAAACGTTCACTTTAACTGATGAAGATAGTAATACACCATATTCAGCAACTATAAGTGGTACAAATGCAAGTTCATTTAAGTTAGTACCACAAAATTCAAACTCATCATCGTGGGAAATACAATCAGCAACTGATTTATCTGCTGGCTCATACACCTACGATATAACTGTAACTGATTCTAATAATGATACAAGAACTTATAGTGGAAGAAGTGTAACAATTGCACAAGCAGAAACAGGTTCTCTTTCTACAACAGGTACACTATACATTATAGAATCTGCAACTACTGGTCCAATTTATCTTGGAACAAATGGTAGAAGTGGAACTCAAGGTGGGGTAAGTGTTTCTTACTCACCAAACTATGGTTCACAAGTTGCAACTAACTTCCAATCATCTAACCCTTTAATTTCAGTTAACTCATCAACTGGTGTATTATCAGTTGGTACTGCAATTAGTGGTAGTGGTAATGTTAGTGGTGATTTAATAACAACTACTATTACTTATAATGACCAATATGGAAATAGTGGTTCTAAAGATATCAACATAAACGTAACTCAAAATAACGCACCTGATATCACATTTACAAATTCAAGTAGATTGAATACCAACCAAGCGGTAAGTGGTGGGGGAACATTGGTAACAATTTCTTTCAACGATACTGAAAGTGATTCAATCAACTACGATTCATTTGTATTCACAGATACAAGTGGACAATTAACTACAACTAAAAGTGGTGGTAATTATTTAGTAACTGCAAACTCTGATTTGAGTGGTTCTACATCTTATTCAATATCAGCAACGATTGAAGATGTACATGGATTCCGTTCAAATACAGAATCACATTCATTTACAATTACACAAGCAAGTAATGGTACTCTGACTGGTGATACTACAATGTATATTATAGAATCTGCATTAACGGGTGATTCATTCAGAGATGCAACCGGATTTGGTAATGGAAATGTAGCAGATGTAAATGTTACTTATTCACCATCAGCAGGTTCTCAAGTAGTACAATCATTCAACTCTACAAACCCTGCAATCTTAATCAACTCAAGTGGTAATATGTCTCTTGGTGTAAATTTAAGTGGTTCATTAACTCAAAGTGGAGATACTATTTCAACTACTATTACATTCCAAGACCAATATGGAAACATTGGTAGTGGTTTAGTAACCGCAAACATCTTTGGTAATAATGCACCATCTGTATCATTCGTATCAGCATCAAGTTACGATACTGATACTGCAATAAATGGTTCAACCGCAGGTACAATTACAATTTCAGATACAGAATCAAACTCACCATATATCGTAACACTTGGTGGTACTGATGGAACTAAGTTTAACGCGGTTCCACAAAACGCAGCATCTTCATCTTGGTTAGTACAACCAACTGCAAGTATCTCAATTGCTAATACATTCTCAATTGATATAAGTGTAACAGATAATTATGGTGAATCAACCTCACTAACCAATAAATCAATTATAGTAGATGAAGTTTCTTCTGGTGGTACAATTTATGTTTATACTTTACCAATTGATGGTTCATACACCAACGTAACTGGTATAACTGCAGCTGGTAGTGGAACACCCCCAACACCAAGTATCTCAAATGCTTATGGATTCTTTACTTCATTTGTAGATAACGATACGTTAGGTGATTCAACAATTACAGTTGCTTATGGTTCTAACTTTACTGCAACTTTAAGAGGAAGTGCAAGTGGTAACAATGTAGATACTGTACTTAATGATTTAGGAGCATTAACAATCGGTGGTTCTCCTGCATCTGAAAGAATATTTGTATTCATACCATTTGGTTCACCTATGAATGGAGTACCAACATCGTTAACAATTTCAGACCCAGGTGGAAGTTCAACAAGTGGTGAATATGTAGTATTCGTATCACCTGATGGTACATACCAAGATTCAAGTGGTGGAGTGAGTAATGATATTAAATCATCAAACATCCACAAATTAACTTTGGATACTGCAGTTGATGGATATACTGATTGGATAGTAATTGGTACAGAAGATAAATTTAATAATGCAAATGCTTATGTAAGAATTGTTCCAAGTAGTGGTTCAGTTCCATCATAACATTATATTTATATAGTAAGGAGAATGTAAAATGGCAATTTCGATTAATGATAAGTTAGTATTAAATCCGGCATACACTGGCTCGGTAGCCATTATGGACGCTGACCACATTCGTGGTGCTTTTAAAGTATATGATACTTACTCTGATATGACATCAGCACCTGTTGCTCATATATCGAATAATCAAATTGTTTGGTGTGAGGAATTGGAAGAGTTATTTCAGGCATCAGTAACTTTAGCAAACCCACCTTTTTCATTTACAGATTCAGTAACATGGTCATCCTTTACAGGATTTGGAGGTAGTGGTGCCGGTGGATCTGGAGATATTAGTGCAGTATTAGCCGGAAATGGTTTAACTGGTGGTGGTACAAGTGGTACTGTTCAAGTAAATGTTGGTGCTGGAAATGGTATCACCGTAACTGCTGATGCGGTTTCTCTTAATACAGGTTCTGCTCATTTTACAGGAGGAGTACAAAAAGTAGAAATTGATGGTGGAAGTATATCATAAGAAAAAATAAAATTATATTTATAAAAAGATAAATACTACATAGTATTTTAAAATGGGGCAGATGACCCAAAAAAAAATAAAGGTTATATAGGAATAATAATTAATTAAAAAACAAAGGAAAAAAACAAAATGGCACAAATTATTAGACATAAAAAAGGTGTCTTGGAAAGTGTTAAAGATGCTACTTTTAAAAGAAAAGCGGAAATCCTTGTATCAACAGGTTCATCTGTAAGTGGACTTGATTCATCTGTTGTTTTCATCGGTAGAGATGGTTCTCGTTTAGATGCGGTTGGTAAAATATATACTGGTTCAAGTACACCAGATATAGCCAACAATTCTAGCTTAGATGACTCTATTGACGGAATTCCATTTTATAATACTACTTCTGAGAAACTTTTTATTCTCAAGAAAAGTGGTAATGTAGAAGTAAAAACAACGGCTAATACAAATGGTACAGGAATTATTTCTGGGTCACAACAAATTGCAGCTTTAGGAGCTGGAATTGTTAGTTCATCTGCACAAACCATTACACACTTATTAGGAACTAATGTATACTCAAGTTCAGCACAAGTTGCTCAAGACTTGACTACTGATAATAGAAATATTAACTTAGGTAATGGTACATTTACTACTACAAATACAGGTTCATTTGGACACTTATCTGTAACTGGTAATACTACTATCGATGGTAATCTTACGTTAGGTGGAAATATTACAATTGGAGATGCATCTTCGGATAATATTTCATTTGGAGGACAAGTTTCTTCAGATATTATACCTGACCCAAGTAACACATATGACTTAGGTTCATCTACAAATAAATTTGCGGAAATTCATGGTACTACAATCTATGGTTCAATTTCTGCAACCAATGGTGTAGTTTCTGGTTCAACTCAAACTATTGCACACTTGAACGGAAGTGGAGTAATCTCCGGTTCAGAACAATTACTTAACGAAGCAACTGATTTCGGTACTGGTAGAGTAAGTGGTGATAACTTTGGAGATGTTGCTGGAACTTCTACATTTACTGGTTCATTTGTAGGTGATGGTAGTGGTTTAACTGGTTTGGCAACAAACTTGATAATTTCATCTTCCGATGATGGTACTAATGATTCATTAGACTTGTTAAGTGATACATTGAATTTTGCGGGTACATCTAATGAAGTTGATGTAACTGTTGATTCGGCTACTAATACAGTACAAGTTGGATTAGTAACTAACCCAACTATTGGTGGTAACTTAACTGTTGCTGGTAACTTAGAGATACAAGGAACAACTACAACTGTTGATTCAACTACAATCACTTTAGGAGATAATATTCTTGAATTGAATGGTAGTGGAGTTGCAAATGGTGGTTTATTAGTAAAAGATGCTACTTCACCAAATACTATAAGTGGTTCTTTACTTTGGGATTCAACAAATGACTATTGGAAAGCTGGTGCACTTGGTTCTGAAGAAAGAATCTTATTAGCTAATGGTGATGGAATTGTTTCTCAATCTTTACTTAACGATTTAACTGATAGTGAAGTTAATCAATTAAAGAATATTGATACAACTACAATCTCTACAACTCAATGGGGTTATTTAGGTTCATCTGACCAAGGAATTGCAACTACTGATAATGTAACTTTTGCAAACATTAGTGGTTCTGCTCTTGATTTAACTGGATTATTACATACTGATGGAAATGCAACTATTGGTGGAACTCTTGGAGTAACTGGTCTTTCATCTCTTGGAAACATTAGTGGTTCAAGTATTGACTTAACTGGTAATGTGGTTGCTGATGGAAATGCAAGTGTTGGTGGAACTTTAACTGTAACTGGTAATACTTCATTGGCAGGAATTAGTGGTTCTTCACTTGATATTACTGGAAATGCAAAAATTGATGGTAATTTAGTACTTGGAGGAAATATTACAATTGGAGATGCATCTACTGATACAATCGCATTCGGTGGTGACTTGACAACTGATATTATTCCTGATGTTACTAATACTGTTGATTTAGGTTCTTCTACTAGAGTATTCGCAGAAGCACATGCAACTAATTTCTATGGTACAACTAATGGAACTGTAAATGCAACCAATGGTGTAATCTCCGGTTCAGAACAATTACTTAACGAAGCAACTGATTTCGGTACTGGTCGTGTAAGTGGTGATAACTTCGGTGATGTAGCTGGAACTTCAACTTTCACAGGTTCATTCGTGGGAGATGGTTCAGGAATTACTGGACTTTCAACTACAATTTCAATAAGTGGTTCAGATGGTTCAAATGACCAAGTATCTTTATTGAACGGAGCAGTCACATTTGATGGTGGAACTGGTGTATCAACAACAGTTGCTTCTGATACTGTAACTATCTCTGTACAAGATGCTAGTACATCTGTAAAAGGTATCGCTTCATTCGAAACTGACGATTTCTCAGTAACCGCTGGAGCAGTATCTATCAAAAATGGTGGAGTAAGAGCAGTAAACTTAAACGCTGATGTTGTTGGTGATGGTCTTGAATTAGATGGTACTAACAATGATATTAACGTTCTTTATGGTTCAACTGCAAACACTGCTGTTGCAGGTAACACTACAATTACTGTTACTGGTACTACAAACGAAATCGAAATCACTGGAACTTCTGCTCAGACATTAGGTGGTGGAGCAAGTTATACAATCGGTTTACCAAATGATGTAACTATCGGAAATGACTTGACTGTATCTAATGATTTATCAGTTAGTGGAAACGCAACAATCACAGGAAACCTTTCAGTTCTTGGTACAACTACAACTATTGATTCAACTACTGTACAACTTGGTGATAATGTATTAGAACTTAATTATGGTGGTGCACAAGATACCGCTGGACTTTTAGTTACTGATTCAACCGCACCAAATGTAGTAAGTGGTTCATTGTTATGGGATGGTACTAATGACTACTGGAAAGGTGGAGCATTAGGTTCTGAAAAAGAACTTGCTAGATTAAATGGTTCGGATAACGATACTAACTTCGTTCAGAAATTAGATGGTAATGGATTGTTAGTAGATTCTGTACTTTCTGATGATGGTACTGATGCAACATTTAGTGGTGATTTAACAATCACAGGTCTAAGTGCTGGTGCTAACGGAGCATTTATTTATGTTGATACTAATGATAAATTACAATCAGTAAACGCTTCACAAGCGGGTGATGTAATTCAATGGGATGGTTCATCATTCGTTGCTTCTAACGAAATTGATGGTGGTGCTTTCTAAGAATTACTGATTTTAATATAAAAACCCTCACAGAAATGTGGGGGTTTTTTTATATCTTTTTATATTCATATACTTATATAAGTGGTAGAATGTTTTTCATCCACTATAATTTCAATACATTTATATTTATATGTAATAAATTAGGAAGAACTATTAATGGCAGCTATATTAAAATTAAGAAGAGGAACTACTATACCTTCTCTTGTACAATCTGAACTTTTTTATAATACATCTAATGATATTTTATTGGTTGGAGATGGTTCATCTCAGATATCAATTGTTAAAATAGGTAGTAACACTGGTTCAATTGAATTTACAGGTGCAGTCACTGCATCTTCAATATCCTCATCTGGTGATGTAATTGCAAATAATATATCCGCTTCTAATTTAGATTTAACTGGTAATGCAGTTATAGATGGAAATATCACTTTAGGTGGTAATATCTATTTAGGTGACCAAATAGCTGACAATATTAATGTAACCGCTCAATTTAGTGGTTCTCTTATTCCATCTGCATCGAATGAATATGATTTAGGTTCTTCTGTAAAAAAATGGAGAAACCTTTGGGTAGTATCTGCTTCTATTGATGACTTAACAGTTGGTGGTAGTGGTATTTTATCATCATCAAACGAAAACTTCACAACATTTAGTTCTTCAGTAGACTCTAGACTTGATAACACAGAAACAACAGGTTCAGACCACGAAAGTAGAATTGATATTTTAGAAACTACTTTTTCAAGTTCAGTAGATAGTAGGTTAGATACTTTAGAAGGACCATTTAGTACTTCAGTAGATTCTCGATTAGATGACTTAGAAACTTTTTCTCAATCACTTGATGCAGAATTCTTAAATACAAATGGTGATGGTGTAGTATCAGGTTCAGACCAAGTAACTCAATCACTTGATTTAAGATATTTAGAAATTAATGGTGATAATGTATTTACACAATCTTCTCAAGTAAATGCAGATGACATTACTAACTTTGATAGTAATGTAAAAGATAAAATGAATGCCGATACAGTTGTATCAGGTTCATCACAGATATTGGATGGAAGTGGAATACTTTCATCATCAAACGAAAACTTTACAACTTTTTCATCTTCAATTGATGGAAGAGTAGATATACTTGAAACTACATTCTCATCATCAGTAGATTCAAGATTAGATGAATTAGAAGGAAATTTTTCATCTTCTGTTGATTCTCAATTAAATGGACTATACACTTATACTTCATCTCTAAAAAATTCAATAGAAGTAAGTGGAGCTAATTTGACTGTTTTAGGAAACTTGACAGTACAAGGAACACAAACATCATTAAACACAAATGATTTAATTGTAGAAGATAAATTAATTGCAATTGCAAGTGGTTCAACTTCTTCCGCAACATCAGACGGAGCTGGATTATTTATTAGTGGAGCAAATGCATCTATTACATGGAATCATGCAGATAGTGTTTTAGAATTTAATACTAAAGTATCATCATCTATTGGATTCAAGGGAGATGGTTCTGAACTTATTGACATTCAACATGGAAATGTTGATTTTGGAGGAAGTGACATTATTTCAGGTTCTTCTCAAGTAACACAATCATTGGATACACGATACTTGGAAATCAATGGAGATTCTGTTGTTAGTTCTTCACAACAAATTTCAAACTACAATACATTCTTAGAAATCAATGGTGATAGTGTAGTATCTTCATCTCAACAAATTTCAAACTACAATGTATTTGCAGAATTAAATGGTGACAACTTGGTTTCATCATCTCAACAAATTTCAGATTATAATACTTTCTTAGAAATTAATAGTGATAGTGTAGTATCTTCCTCACAACAAATTTCTAACTATGGAATATTTGCAGAATTAAATGGTGACAACTTAGTTTCATCATCTCAACAAATTTCTAACTATGGAATATTTGCAGAATTAAATGGTGACAACTTAGTTTCATCATCTCAACAAGTTATAGGACACTTACCAACTGGAATTATAAGTGGTTCTACATATACTAATTTTAGTTCATCAGTAGATTCAAGATTAGATACTTTAGAAGGTTCATTCTCAACTTCAGTTGATTTGAGATTAGATAATGCAGAATCAACAGGCTCAGACCATGAAAGTAGATTAGATACACTCGAAACTACATTCTCATCATCAGTAGATTCAAGATTAGATACTTTAGAAGGTTCATTCTCAACTTCAGTAGATTTTCGTTTAGATAATACAGAATCAACAGGCTCAGACCATGAAAGTAGATTAGATACACTCGAAACTACATTTAGTTCTTCAGTAGATAGTAGATTAGATTATGTTGAAACTACATTTAGTTCTTCAGTAGATGGTAGATTAGACTTATTAGAAAACTTTAGTTCATCCGAATATATTACAGACTCATCTTCTTTTGATGGTAGATTGGATAATATAGAAACATTCACATCATCGATAGATAGTAGAGTTTCAGCAGTTGAGGGTACATCCCATACTCACAGTAACAAAGCTAATTTAGATGCAATTAATCAAAATCTTTCAACCACATCAAATGTAACTTTTGATAAAATAAACATTTCATCTGTATCACTTGGTGACTCAACTAATTTAAATGCTCTTTTAATTAGTTCAAGTGATGAGGTAATTTACAGAGGATTGGGTTCTGCAGCATTTGTTCACTATTCACAATCAATTGATGATGGTAACCCTGCAGTAATTGGTACTGCTGGAGCGGTTAAATCATATGTTGATGCTAAGATAATTGCCGCTGGTGCTGGTGATATTACCGCAGTAACACCTCGTATTGGTGGTGGTTTATTAGGTGGTGGTTTTGTTGGTCATGTTTCTTTATCACTTGATACTGGTTCAGCTCATTTTACCGAGGGTGTTCATACAAAAATAGATAATCTTAGATTAATAAGTGGTTCTTCACAATTAACATCTTCATTTGTACAAACAACTGGTGATGAAACTATTGGTGGTAATAAAACATTTAGTGGTAATTTAATTATACAAGGAGACTTATCCGCACTTGGTCAATTAACTTATATTTCATCTTCTGTTGTTACAATAGAGGATAATTTTATAAGAGTAAATTATGGTGGAAGTGGAGTAGATGGTGGTATTCAAGTAACTGATGCCTTTGGAGTAAACACAATAACTGGTTCATTGGCTTATGATGCTAACTTAGATTATTGGAAAGCTGGTAAAAGTGGTCTTGAGTCAAGAATTATATTAGAGAGTGATGGTGTAGTTTCACAATCAATACAAATTAATGTTCAAGAAACTACAAACTATTCTGCTATTAACCAATATTCGGATACAAAAGTTGAAACTTTTGTAAATAATAGAGATTTTCATAGTGGTTCTTATCTTGGAATTGCAACAACTTCAGATTTAGATGAAGGATTAAATAAATACTATACCGATTCAAGGGTACTAAATTACATAAATAGTATAAGTGTATTATCTGGTTCCGTTGATTTAAGTACATTAGTAACTACTTCTTCTTTTCAGTCTTACACTCAATCAAATGATAGTAGAGTTAGTGCATTAGAAAATTGGTCATCTTCACTTGATAGTTCTTACGTTACTGAGGGTGAATTGACTACTTTAAGTCAATCTATTGATAATACAATATCAACAAAATTAAATACAGGTTCATATAATACAGACTCACAATCATTCGACTCAAGAATTGATACACTAGAAGGAGCTTCTAACGAAAACCCATTAACATTTAGCGATACAACCACTATTACTTTAAATAGAGTTGGTGATAATATTACCGCTGATGCTATAGGTGGTATTATTTCATCATCCATTCAGATAGATAATTTAGGATTCTTACAAGTAAATGGTGACAACGTAGTTTCTTCATCTGCACAAGTAATATCTTTACTTCCAAGTGGAGTAGTGAGTGGTTCATCTCAAATTACAGATGGAAGTGGATTAGTATCTTCATCAACTCAAATAACAGCTGGAAGTGGATTAGTAAGTGGTTCAGACCAAGTAACTTCTTCACTTGATTTAAGATATCATAAAGAATCAGACCACCAACTTTTTTCACAATCAGTTGACTCTAGAATAGACACATTAGAAGGTACATCAAATGAAAGTCCTCTAACATTTAATGATACATCCACAATTGATTTGGTTAGAACTGGAGATACAATAACCGCAAATGCAATAGGTGGAATCGTTTCAAGTTCTCAACAAGTTAAAGATTTAGGATTTGTTGATTTATCATCTACACAAACGATTAGTGGAACAAAAACATTTACTGATATTGTTGTAAATGGAACAGGTTCATTTGCATATATTGAATCGGTAAGTGGTACTGCTAAAATTATTGGTGATGCTTATATAGTTGTTAACAACAATACACCAACAGAAAGATATGCAGGTTTATCAGTTTATGATTCTGGTTCTGCTAACACTACCGCATCTTTACAATTTGATGGACAAACAAACGATTGGTTCTATTCCTATGACGATGGTGCAATTGATTATGGTGTTGTCTTATTTGGACCAGAATATAGTACAAAAGGTTCACCAACTTATCCATCAAATAACAAAGTTCTAAAAGGAACAGGAGGACATCATTTAGCAGATTCTAATATTACAGATAATGGAACTACTATTAATCTTGGTTCTAATACAACTGTAAGTGGAACATTAGTATCAACAGGTACAACCATAGTATCTCAGTCATTACTTAACGATTTAACTGATAGTGAAGTAAACCAACTTAAAAATATTGGTACAAGTACAATTTCTGCAACTCAATGGGGTTATTTAGGTTCATCTGACCAAGGAATTGCAAGTGGAGATGACCCTACCTTTAATACTTTAACTTTAGATGTTGCCGATGGTACTGCACCAATGACAGTTACTTCAACTACAAAAGTAACTAATCTGAATGCAGACCTATTAGATGGTTTAACTTCTGATGACTTCCTTCGTTCAGACGCATTAGGTGGGGAAATCACATTCTCTAATACAACTAACTCAACTTCAAAAACAACTGGAGCAGTTAAAATAAGTGGTGGTGTTGGTATAGCTAAAACTTTAAATGTTGGAGAAGATATCGTTGCATACGCATCCTCAGATAGAAGATTAAAAGATGAAATCCAACCAATTTCTAACCCAATTGAAAAAATTTCTAAAATTGGTGGGTATTCTTTTGTATGGAATGGTGAAAAACAGAATATTTATAAAGGTAAAGATTATGGAGTGATAGCTCAAGAAATTGAAGAAATCTTACCAGAATTGGTTGATACACGAGAAAATGGGTATAAAGCCGTTAAATATGATAAGTTAGTATCACTTCTTATCGAAGGTATCAAAGAACTTTCTGAAGAAGTAAAAGAATTAAAAGAAAAAATTAAATAGGAAACCTATATATGGCTCAGATAATTAAATTAAAAAGAAGTTTAGTTCAAGGCAATGAACCAACTACTTCTGACTTATCACCTGGAGAATTAGCAATAAACGTTTATGATGGTAAAGTATTCCTAAGAAAGTCAGGCTCTGCTGTTGGTGATACCGTTCAAGAATTAGTAACAAATAACTTCACAGGTTCAGTTAACATACAAGGTACAGTATCAGCTTCATTTTATCAAGGAGACGGTTCTCAACTGAGCGGTATTACAGTTGCTCAATCAGCAACAGTTAGAAAATATTATAATGGTTCAACTTGGGTAGTAACTCATAATTTAGATACCCCAAATCCATTAGTACAGACTTATGATAGTGATAATTATCAAATTATCCCACAATCAATTAGATTAACAGATAACAATACTATAACAATTACTTTCCCAAGTATAGTTAGTGGTTCTGCAGTTGTAGGTAAAGGTGGTCATATTGTTAGTGGTTCGGTAGATGCCGACAACGTTACTGGTTTCGATACAAAAGTAAAAACAAAATTAAATATAGAAGGAGTATTTAGTAGTTCACAACAAGTTGTCTTACAAGGTGATGTAACCGGAACTGCAGCTTCATCATCAATTGCAGAAATTGATGGAGGTAATATATAATAACGATATATTTATAATATAAACAAAGAGGAATAAAAAATGATTATACACAGTCCCGTAATTTCAGGTTCATTAACCTTCGCAGAAGGAGCTACATTCACATTACCAGATAATGGTGTTTATAGTGGTTCATTCTCAGGTTCAATACAAACCGCAGGTGGTTCATTAACAATTGATGATACTACGTTCTCAAGCTTCAGTTCATCTGTATCAAGTTCTATTGGTGGAATATCCACAGACTTTGCAGATTTTAGTGGAAACGTAACAGCATCAGCAGTTTCTGCCAGTGGAGTGATAAGTGGTTCTCAAATAGTAGCTGCCCAAGCTCATATTGATGGAATTACTTTTAACGTTGGTACAAATAATATGGTATCCATTGGAAGTAGCACAGGAGCAAATCCATTTAATTTGGGTGACCAAGGTTTATATATTAATTCTTCTGTTGGTAACACATCCGGATTCATTTCATTAGCAAATCAAGGAACAACAAAGGGTTCTATCTACTCTTATAATGGTTCCTTTATTATACAACCAGCAACTGGAGAAGATACAATAATTTACGCAGATGGTGGAAATGGTGGATTATTACTTGATGCTGATGGGACTGCATCACTTGATTATCACTTATTACCAACTACCAACGTTGCACAAGATTTAGGTTCTCCTACTCTAAGATGGAGAGATTTATATCTTTCTGGAAATACCTTCAACTTGGGTGGTACTAAAATAAAAGCACCAGCTGCTGGAGGACTTACTTTTACAAATGCAGATGATACTCCAGCTACGGTAACTGCAGCTCAACTTGTAGTTTCAAGTTCAGCAGGTGAGGTAGTATTGGAAGTTGATACAGATACAGGAGGACTTAAAACAACAACTACGGCTGGTGTAACTGGTTCTTCTGCAAACATTAACCCAACAGATGGTACACTACCATATAGAAGTGGTTCTGATTTTGGAGATTCCTTTTTAGCACAATCAGCTACATCTATTGATATAGGTGGCCACTTTATTCCTAGTGCACACAACACTTATGATTTAGGTTCTACTACAAAATATTGGAGAGACCTTTATCTATCATCTGGTTCCCTTTATATCAATGGTGTTCAAGTACTTTCAACAACTGGAACTGATTTCTTAGTACAAACAGATGGTGGTGAGAACTTTAAAATCCAAGAAACTGGTGCTGATACAATCACACTAGAAACTGCAAATGGTGATATTACTCTTACCGCTACTGGTACTGGTAACATTGAATTAGATGCACCTGTTCAAATTGCAGCAGGAAAAAACATTTTATCTTCTGATGGAAATGCAATTTCATTTGCAAGTGATATCAATGCGGGTACTAATAGAATTTATTCAACAAATATTGGTAAATTAGATGGTACTTCAACTGTAACAGGTTCATTTGAAGGTGATGGTAGTGGATTGACTGGATTACCAACAAATTTAACTCTTTCTGGTTCTAGTGGAAATGATGTATTAAGTTTACTTGATGATGCACTTTCAATTATTGGTACTACTAATGAAGTTGAAACAACGGTAACTGATAATACTGTTACAGTTGGATTACCAAATGATGTAACTATTGGAAATGATTTAACAGTTGGAAACGACTTAACAGTAACAAGCAATACTACTATTCTTGGAAACTTAACAGTACAAGGTACACAAACTCAACTTAATACTGCAACACTTAATATTGAAGATAAAAACTTACTAATTGCAAGTGGAGCAGCCGATTCACCAGCAGCAAATGGAGCTGGTATTACAATCGATGGAGCAAGTGTAACATTCAATTGGGATAGTACTCAAAATAGAATGGATTTAAGTTCAGATTTAGAAATCACTGGAGGTGATTTGTATGTTGATACTATTCATGGAGTAGGTGGTACTGATGTTGCTATTGATTCAAGTCATACCCTTTCAGTTGCAGCAGAAAAATTAAAAATTGGTGGAACTCCAGTAACATCAACTGCAGCAGAACTTAACTTATTAGATACTGCAGTTGCAGGAACGATAGTTAACTCAAAAGCAGTAATCTATGGGGCAGCTGGAGAAGTAAACGCAACTACACTACAAATTGGTGGAACTTCTATTACGGCAACAGCAACAGAACTTAATCAATTAGATGATAACACGGTAGGTGGTACAACCGCAGGAGATATTGTAACAATAGATGCTACTCAAACACTTACTAATAAAACAATAGCAGCTTCACAAGTAACTGAAATCAGTAACTTAACTGCAGATGAAGGTGCTCAGTTAGAGAACATTGGTACAACTACAATTTCAGCAGCTCAATGGGGTTACTTAGGTGGTTTAACCGCTACTAATACAGAACTTAATCAATTAGATGGTAATACAGTAGGTGGTACAACTGCAGGAGATATTGTAACAATAGATGGTTCACAAACTCTTAGTAACAAAACAATTGCAGCTTCACAAGTAACTGAAATCAGTAACTTAACTGCAGATGAAGGAGCTCAATTAGAAAATATTGGCACAACTACAATCTCATCAACTCAATGGGGTTACTTAGGAGCAATGAACCAAGGTGTAACTACCACATCTAGTGTAACATTTGCTAGTGTATCTTCTACTGGTGACGTTATTGCATACGCTTCCTCTGATGAAAGATTAAAAGATAATATTTCAAATATTACTGAACCAATCAGTAAATTGAATGAAATTAGAGGTGTAAAATGGGAATGGAACGATAACGCAGATTCACTCCAAAAACAACTACCAACAGTTGGTGTAATTGCTCAAGAAGTAGAAAAGGTTTTACCTGAACTTGTAAATACAAGAGATAATGGATATAAAGCAGTTGACTACTCAAAATTAACAGCACTTCTAATTGAATGTATAAAAGAGCAACAAAAAGAAATCGAAGGTTTACATACATCTTTACAATCTCAAAATGAGACAAACAATGAATTAATTCAGAATGCTTTGTCTAAAATTAATGATTTAAAGGATGAAGTAGACCAACTAAAATCTTAAAAATAAAGGTAATATTAATAACCCTCCTTTATAGGGGGGTTTAATCCTTATATAAGGATTTTTATTTACCAACTAATTATATAATGAAATCGGTAATAAGTCATAAATATGGCACAAGTAGTAAAATTAAAAAGAACATCAGTACAGGGTAAAATACCTACTACTTCCAATCTTGAATTGGGAGAGTTGGCAATAAACACTTATGATGGTAGGATATTTTTTGAAAAAGATGATGGAATTCAATCTATACAAGAAATTCTTACCACAAATGCATTAAACTCAGGGTCTTTTAATTTAATAGGTGCTATATCGGCTTCTTCATTCGTTTCAGCTTCACATTTTGTTGGTGATGGTAGTGGACTTATTAATGTTACTGCTACTTCTGTTCCCTTTAGTTCTATAACAGGAAAACCAACTCTTGTAAGTGGTTCATCTCAAATTGATGTAACTCAAACTCAATTATATTCTTCATTAGCAACTACTGGTTCAAATACATTTGTAGGTTCACAAACAATACAAAATTCAAGTGTTGGTGCAAATTATTCTTTACAAGTACAAGGTTCAACAACAGGAGATAGATTTGGTGTAATTACTAACTCTACTGCTGGAAATGGAATTGTAATTAATTCAAGAAATGCATCTAATACTACCAATACTAAATTATCATTTAGTGGTTCTTCATTTGAATTTGGTGGTGGAGATGTAACATTTTTAGATAATGTAACAATCGATGGTACATTAACCATAAATTCTGCAGCAGATGTTTTAATTGAAGAAAATACACTAAAGTTAAACTATGGAAAATCATTTGATAGTGGTGGATTAGAAGTTGCTGGCACAAATGGAACAGGTTCATTATTATGGGATGATGCGACAAGTAGATGGATTGCTGGTACTTTAGGAAGTGAAGTTCCTATTTTATTAAATTCATCTCAGGTGACACTTAGTGGTGTAACTGGATTTACGGCATTTTCATCTTCAGTAGATTCAAGATTAGATGCACTTGAAATCGATACTGGTTCACAAGACAATAGAATAGATTCTTTAGAATCATTTTCATCTTCTCTATCAACAACAGAAAACACATATAGTGGTTCATTTAGTGGTTCTTTTGTTGGAGATGGTTCTCAACTTAGTGGTGTAACATCTTATACAGATGCAGATACACTTGTATATATCAATTCACAAGGGGTAATTAGTGGTTCATCTCAATTAGAAGGTTTTGTTTCACAAAGTGGAAACTTTGTAGCTAATGAAACCATAATAGCTACCGGTACAAACTCAGTTACTTCTTCAAATATACTTGCATTAGATACTACAAACAATTACTTAGGTATCAATCAATCCAACCCAGAAGTTACACTTCATATGACGGGTGATGGTGCACAAACTGCTCAAATTAGAATGGAGCAGTTTAACGATAGTTCAGATGCACCTGATATTAGAACAAGAAAAGCCAGAGGTACTTCAGCATCACCTGCAAAAAATAATGCTGGTGATTTTATATACAGACAAAATTCTGAAAGATATAATGGTTCAGCATATAC